CACCGATCTCCGCTTGCCACGGACCTTTTCCTAGGTTACCCTAGGTTTGAAACTAGCTTGTATAAAAGCAAGATATACTAGTTTCAGGCACCGGTTGAATTGGACATAGACAACTGCTGCGTATTGGGAGCAGAACTTCAAAATCAAATTGTAATCTTTTAAAAAGTAACCGAATCGAAACTGGGAACCAAATGGGAACCAATTGACAATAAGGAAACCTTTTTAAAAGAAACATTTTAATTTTGAATTTCTGTGTTTTACTCCGGGATTGATTCTTTAGAAATCCCTTCATCCGAAAGATTACAAACTGAATATGAGTAATCTAATGAATCTAAATCTTCTAGATCCTGACTTTCGAAAATCTCACTCATGAGAAGATCAAAAGACTCTGTAACTTCTTTAGAGAAGTCCGGAGAATCAGGAAAACTAGGAAGATTAAAATTCTTTGGTTGAAGAGTCTTTCCTAAGGACTTTTCGAATAATGTACGATCAAATGGCTTCACGGTATAACCACTGACTACTTTTTTTAAGTAATCAGGTTTTACCTGAAGGTCAATAATCGGTACAAGGAACTTAGTAGCAACTTCAGTTGCACTAGGAACCCCTCGAACAGCCTCAAGGAAAAGATTTCTAAAAGAATCAAAACCATACTCTTTATTTCCATCAAGAAAGTTGATAAAAAAGACTCGAAAGATTTCATTTTGAATTTCTTTCCTAACCTTAACATCCGAAAAAGGAACTTGAATAGTTTCTAAAAAGGATAATGAAGGTAAGTCTTCTATCGACTGGGAAAAAAAGAGGTCTCTTAAATGAGGATTAGAAAAGACTCTTTTACGAACTCGTTCTAATTGAGGAATACCAATGAAATCTTCATGGTATTCTTCATTTGGAACTGGATCATTAAAGGTCTTATCCATTTCATTAAGAGACTGTTGAGTAAAACAAATCTTTGAAAGATATGGAATAGAGATACAGTTTTTATTTGGTTCAATCTTCTTAAAAAGATCATGTAAATATACCAGAATTTCGGTACGTTTATCAAGATCTCTTAAATTAGAACGATTGCCCCAATTAAAAGCAAGACCTCCATGACTAACGGGAACACAAATACTCCTGACAGTTCTACTAAGTTTTGACCTATTTAGGGTCTTAAATAAGTAATGAACTTCAGATGTAGGTGTTTCCTTCATCATTATTTCCAAGTCTCTCAAACATTCTCCAAGAACTTGACACCTACGATCAAGAACCTTTTGCTTACCCGAATCGAGAACAGTTCCTTCCATAATTAATTGGGAATTAACTGTTCCGAAAATCGGGTGAATGTAATTCTTTCCAAGAGAGAGAGAAAGACCGAATTCTTCGACTTTCTCTTTCCAAATTGGATAGACAGTACGTGAAGCTCTCATTAGGATATCATCACCATTGATTAAATATTTCTTTGGTGAGAGTCCAGATGAAGCTGCAGTACAATCATTCAATAAGCAAAGCAATGGAAAAGATAAAAGAGATCCCATTAATTGACCACCCTTCTGAACAACAGGTTCAATACCTGAATCAGGAGGATAAACAATTAAATGAGGGGATATCTCTTTCATCGCCCACCGCTTTGTAGGTTCATGATCAATCGACTCAAGTATGCCTTCCATTAAAGCTTTTGTAGCTTCAATTTTGAAGGAGTCAGTTGCAGCGGTATAATCACCTGAAATCCAAACATCATCAGGATCTGAATTTTCATAGATCCTTTTAATATTAGATTCCAGCTTGTTCGTACCGTGGGTGAGACAAAATTGTTCTTCTAAACCTAAGGCATGCCACATGGCATGTTGTAAAGGTTTAAGACAGAATGTCTCTCCCTTCCCTGCTGTAATACATCTAACCTTAAGTGGTTCCACAATGGGTTCCACTCTAACGGGTAGAGGTTCTTCAGGAGGGAATGCATCAAACTCTAAAGCATAAGTATTTGATTTAATCTGTTGATATCCATCAAAACCTAAACTTTCAGGAAGATAAGGCTCAATCTCTTGAGCATAAAAATCTTCCGAAATTAAGGTTTGAGGAGTTTCAACAGTTGAATCAATAACTTGAGTCCAGGTTTTGCGTATGTTTTCATGAAATTTCTCTCGTTCACGGAAAGTAGAG